TGTCATACGGTGCAGGCAGCCCCATCAACGCATATTCATAGCACTTGGCTATTTTCCAGTCCCCAATAGGACTGGCGCTATCCGACAGCTGCCAGCGGCAGTCAGCGATTTTTTGCTGTATTTCATTGTACGTATCCATTTGTCATACCTCCTCAGCCTATGCAGAAACAGGGGCAAATCCCGAGTGATGTAGACGCACTACCTCCGCCTGTGACGCCCGAGCCGCTAATATATGCGAAATTAGTTGACATATAGATAGCTCGCAACCACCTCCAAACTGAGTTAGATATATATGTCGGCGATATACGGAATAATGGAAATAGTCGATGATTCAAGCCTACGTCGAGCACACCGCCCCGTACAGAACATCCATATATTTCTGGTTCGGACATTAAGTTGAATTTTACATCAGTCCATGTACACTTATTAGCAGAATTTCCCGATACACCATTAGTCAGATATTCACGGTGCGACAGCAAATGGTTGTTCAATTTTGCGTCAAAATGTGAATTATACACAGGTAATACTGATGTGAACATAAAACTACCAACATATCCGCCAGTAGTTACATTTGTGCTGTTCATTCGGTTATTTCCGATAGCTTTATCAGGCACGATCACAGCGTGATGCTGTGTAAACGCTTTATCGCCTGTATTCAGGTATATATCCAGTCCCGCAATGCGGAATTTGGTATTGTATGTAACAGTCTGGGTCGATTCCACCAATGATTTTGTACCATCATCACCGGTCTGCTCCACAAAACAGGGGACATCGGGGATACTGCCAGACAGCGTGAAATAGTCTCCAATGTAAATGTCAGAAAATGACCCGTCGGCAATCATAGCGCAGATATCATCAATAGTATAACCTTTGGCGAATAAATCATCGCCACGAAAGATATTATTATGATTTTCTGCAATGCTGGTAATCCACTCTGTCTCGTCTTCAGCAGGAAAATCAGGCTCGCCGTTGACGTAACGTTTAACGTCCTTTTCGTAGTTTTGAGCGATTTCAGCCGCAGTCAACGCTCTACTGTACGCCGCCAAACGATAGAAATTATATGCGCCTACCGCATAATTGACATCGCCTGCGCCCAAACAGCCCAGATAGGTATTTTTGGATGATTTTTTGTAGTCGGATAACGTTTTTGTTCCGACCAGTGCGCCGTTCACATAGAACTTAAACGCCTGTCCGTCATAGGTTATAGCTAAACCATATGACGTATTCTGACTGAATGCTGTGGCGATATTCAGGTAACTTGTCGATGCCTCAGAACGTATAGACGCATTCAACTGACCGTTTTCGGTGTAAATGCCAAAACCAGCCTTGTCAAAATTGCTGATAATATCGTTTTCGCCAGTAGTTCCGCCCGTTATTTCAACGAACAGTTCTACAGTAAAACGGTCATAGTCAATCAGGTCGGGTATCTTCATCGCCGTTGCGATACCAGCCTGTTTGATATAGTGGTTAGATGCTATCAGTCCGGAACCGCTGCCGTCTGTGTATCGACCCATGGTCTGACTGTTCACCATGTCAACCCATGTGTTGCCGTTTGTGGCGTGCTTGGGCGGAAAATTATAAATGCCGTCATAGAACATCTTTGCCCCCGGGGCATATCCCAGTGATGTGGGGTTTATATCAACAGTTTCACCACCCCCTTTCTGTGCCACCTTAAAACGGTTGCTGTCGCTGTACTGACCAACGACTGTGACAGTGCCATTTCCATTCAGGTACAGCATAGTGCCATTGAATTTATCGCCGCAGTTCGCAATGACAAAACTGCTGTCCTTAGCGACAGTCACTACACCGTCAGCACCTTCCACACACTCGGCGTTAACAGTCGATACCTGTATCGCACTGCTGCTATCGTTCCTGATACCGTAGAACGGATAACGGCGATCAAATTCCACCGTTGTCAGACCGCTGACAGCCACTGTCGTTTCTTGAGTAGTTATCATATAAATTCCTCCCTTTTAGGTTTTAAAAGTCTCATAAAACACTTTTTCTGCCCTGCACAGCTCCGCTGCTATAGACGGGTAAAGTGATGCTGTGCTTGGCGCTGCGTATCCATAGCCATTAGATGCCACATTGTTGCCAACCGCATATATGGTGCTTGATGTACTGTTAGTCTGCTCATCGGTGCCCGTCTGTTCATCGGTTGCGGAATCATAATACGTATATTTATACTTATACGTCAGGCTAAGTCCAATCTCATTAGCCCCGTATTGTCTCGGCTGTGCGGCTGCGCTGGCTTCAACCAATTCCCATTCTGACAAATTCACCTTGTGGATTATGCCGGATTCGGTGTCATACACATACGCCCATTGATTCCAGAACATAGTAAACGTGGAATACGCCCCATAAAATGGGACATTGTTTTTTGAAACGACCTTGCACAGCATTCCATAATTATACCGTACATTTATGTTATATTGCGCATAGGTGGTGTTGCCGCTTTCTATATAGCCCAACGTATTATCACCATGAACTTTAACGTCTGTTCTATAATCCCCATAGCTCAGACTGCACGCAGTAGGCAGCGCCGCCAGCTGTTCCAATGTCAGAAAACCGCTGCTCTGCGGCACATCAACAGTCACAGGCGCAAATCCAACATATCCCTCAGCCTTTTCAGCGTCGGAAACATTGTATGTGCCGTTTTCTGTAATGGTTATGGGCTTGACCTTTCCGCCGCCCGACATCTTAGCCATATATGCCGCTTCCAGAAAAGGATACGGAAACATTATTCCACCTCCTCCAAAGTCTCAGTCCAGTTTTCCACATCAATGGTCAGCTTGGCTTTTTTGCTGCCCGAGTAGATAAACCAGAACACATTATCGCTGCTTTTGCCCTTGTCGGAGGGCGCCGCCAGCGGAAGAAATCTGTTACCGATCTTCACAATAGGCGCTCCCTCAATGGGTTGGTAACACAGTAAATCAGTCTTTGCCATCAAACCGCCTCACATTTCTATCCTCAGTCCAAATCCCTTGTCGCCTGCAAAAAAGCAGCCATAGGACTTGTTTGCCTCCAGCTTGCCCTCCAGCTTGCGGCTGTACAGATCATGATACTCACTGAAACTGCAATCCGCCTCAGGCGCAGAAACATCAGCCACGATTCCCAGTCCCGTGAAATCAAAATCAGCACCCAACACAGGAAGCTTGTCGCCGCCGTATGCGATGAAATCACCAATGTTGTACAAATAATCAGTGATCATCTGCGAACATTCCCAGCCGTGATATGCGTACTCACCGCCGCTGCCGACTATCTGCGATACCATCTGCTGTACAGCCGCCTCAGTCAGATACCGTCCCGAAATGCGCTCCGTGTGCCGCCAGTCGGAGCCCGAGGCATACTCGTTGCCATACGCCTCATCAGTGGCATATACGCCTGTAATGTGTTTCGTGCCCCGCCTGATGACCTCCGTCCTGCTTTCCTCTCCAGGCATATCCAGCCCCGAAGAGGGCGCAGAAAAAGGCACAAACGCCAGCACACCGCCGCCGTCATGCCAGTATCCCACGTCATTGTGGGACAGGTCGCTGAGTATGACCCTGCACGTCTTGCCTGCGAAATCCTGATAGCACAGCTGTGCCATGCGCCCCGAATATCCGCCCTCGGTGAAACCGCACTGATCGGCGATCGCTCCCACTATCTGAGACGTGGGATACCGCTTTGCCTTGCTTTCATCGAAAACCTTGTTGCCGTCATCGTCATAGGTGTACTCAAACTGATCGTATCCACTGTAATCAAATGGAATATCCAGATTTTTACACAGATCATACGCCGTGATGCTTGCCACACCGCCCGCATAGGACTGCTGGGCAATGTAAAAATCAGGCAGCAAATAGCCGTTAAACGTTACCTTGCTGCCCTCTATAAACGGCACAGCCGACCATACATCACAGGAAAATTCCGTTGTGGCCACACCGTCAAATCCCTTGCCTTCCAGCGACCGCCTCAGCCTGATGTTAGCCAGTACGTCCGCACCGTATTCCGTACCCTGATAGGTTATCTTGTACGGCAGGCTAAAGGCCTGAGCCCGTGAGAGGGCAGGTCATAGATACGGATATGTTGTAATAGTCCACCGTGCCGTCGTTAAATACAGGCACACAGCGGATAGTCGGGCGGTCAAACACATTGGTCTGTACCGTGGGGCATTTGTATTTTACGGTCACCTCGTCCGCATTGCAAGCGGTCACAAGGGCAGCTGCTACCGTGTCCGACAGCACCTGAAAATCAGCCGACAGACTGACGCTCACGCCCAGACACTTTTTCTTTTCCTTGCCGTTTACAGCAGTGAAGCTGTCCGAATACACAGGCGCTGCCGATATATCTACAGCCTCGCATATAACGTGTTCGGACATATCCACATTGCCGATTTTTAAGATCGTATCATTCATGCTTTAACCTCCGCTGGCAGTTTTAGCCCGCTTGTTTTCCTGCGCAACAACCTTAGCCACATACTTGCCGTCCAGATCAACCACCTTGTAAACAGGGCTGCCCGACGAGGCAGATGTGCGTTTGACCGCCGCAGATGTGTCCTGACTGTCTGACGCCGTTGTGTTTGCAGCCGATGTGTTGGCAGAAATGCTCGCTGAAGAGTTGGCAGCAGATACATTCGCCGCCGCAGCGTCAACGTAATTGCCGTCAAAAACGTCCTTCATGGACTGCTCCCAGTTAGCCTTGAACGCTTCCATAAAGCTGTCGCCAAACAGCGTGCCTGCGTCAGTACCTAACTTCTCGAACTCCTCCGAATTTTCCGTCACCATGTTGGCGATGATGTTGCTTACGCCCTCATCGTCCTTGTACAAAGACTTGATTTTCGAAAGCTTCTTGGGGTCTTTCAGCAACTGCGTTGCATAGTCCAGCGCCGCTTCCGGGTCTTGTTTGAGCAGTTCGGTTATAAGGCTGTCAGGCACATTCTTTTCGTACAGCTCGGCAATTTTTGATGTCAGCTTTTTCTTTGCGGCAAGCTTTTTCTCAAATCCGCTAAGGTCTATCTTGTTTGACTTGGTTTTAGCCCCCGTCCTCTTGTCCGTTTCCTCAGAGCTGTTGAAGATATCGCCGCTGCTGCCTTTCAGACTGCTTGCCAGACTGTCACGGGATTTTACAACGCTGTCATAGGCTTTTTCAAGAGTGTCCCGCTGCTTTTTAGCAGCGGTCTCAACCTCTTTCAGAGCCTTGTCATCATAGCTTTTCTGTTCTTTCAGCAGCTTGAGGTTGTAGTCCTGATACGTGTACGAATTGTGGTCAAGGGTCTCGATGAAAGCCCGTTCCTGCTCCAAGAGCCAGCTATCGTCATAATTCTTTTGGAGCTGTTCGGTCTCCAGCTCTCTGAACTTGTCCTCAACGGAATTTTTGAGAGCAGTCTCGGCATCTTTTTTCGCTTTTGTTTCAGCAGCTTCCGCAGCATTTCTCTCGGTCTCAACAGCTTTGTCATAATGCTGTTTAGTCTGAGAGTAATACTTTATCCACTGCTGATCCTCTTCATTGCGGTTTGCCTCAAGCAGCGCCAGCCTGTCAGCCCAATACTGCTTTTCACTGTCATAATTGCCCAGCGCATAAGCGTTGTCAATTGCCGTGACAGCTTCTTTCAGCTCGTCACCTGTGAGAATGAGGCTTTCGGCTTCTTCTTGGGCTGTCTCGGTGAAGCTTGCAAAATGTTTCTTAGCATCTTCCTCGGCACGCTTGGCGGCATCACTGCCAAAATTTCCTGCCGTTCCAAGCTCTTCCTCATAGCCGAGAAGATTTTTCTTGAGTTCAAGGAAACTACCCGACAGTCTGCCGTTTTTTTCTTCAAGTTCGTCGAGAGCTTCACTTAAACGCGCCTCGGCTTCTTCCTGAGAACCCAGCACTTCGTATCCGTCTGCCGCTGCTTCCGCATCTGCAATGTTTCGAAGCATTGTGTTTACCGTCTCAGACCAGTCAAAACTCATTATTCCATCAGCAATGCCCTCGCAGATGTCAAGTGCTATAGTTTTTGCAGGGTGTTCAAGAAGGTCCTTGGATTTGCCCTCAATACTTGCTGAAAGGTCAATAAGTATAGTGGGGACAGCTTCAAGAAGAACAGGTATCGACCTTACGAGCCCGTCCGCAATTGCCTTTATTATCTCAAGAGCTGCATTTAAAAGGTCACCGGTACGGCTTAAAAGCCCATCAATTATTTTTGTTGTTGCTTCAACCGCCGCAGGAATAAGTTCAGGGAGATTGTTTACGATACCATCAGCCAGTGCAAGCACAATATCCACAGCCCCCTGTGTGATGATGTCGGCATTGTCAAGTATTGCCGTTATAAGCGCCGTGCAAAGGTCAGCCGCAGAAGATGCAAGGCTGGGAATTGCCGAGATAAGCCCCGACAGCAGAGTGTTTATTATCTCATCTGCGTTTTCCGTAACAATGGGTATGGCAGTGTCAGCAACGGCAGAAAGCGTGTCAAGGAGCGCCGCAATAAGGCTGTTAGCGCCGCTTATAACATCGGGGAGCATATCTTCAAGTGTCTGCGGTATCAAAGGCAGAATGCCCTCCGCAAGTTCGGCAATGCCCGTCGCCATCTGCGGCAGTACCGCCATAATGCGGGGCATAAGGTTGTTCGAGAAATTCAGAACACTGTCGATAAGAGCCGAGATAAGCTCATCGAAATCCTGCGTCGGGTCAGCCATACCCGTAAGCATATTCTGCCACGCCGCCGTCATACTTGCCATGGAGCCCTGCAGCGTATCGGCACCCTCAGCCTGAGCATATCCCGAAAGCCCCTGCATTTCGATGTAGTCAACAAGTGCATTCTGACAGTCCGCAAGGTTGTCAATAGTGTATCTTGTTGCATCTCCCTGAGCTTCCTTGTATGCGTTTACCTTGTCGATAAGCTCCTGAAAGCCCTCTTTTGTGGGGGTGATGCCTATCTGCAAATTATCGAGCATTGTGTAGTTGTTTTTCATAATGCCGTTAAAAGCATTCTGAACATTCTCAGCTGTATTGCCCGTAGCCGCCACGATATCAGCCTCGGCAGTGACTATTCTGTCGGCAAGCTTTGCCGCACCTATCTCATCGCCGCCCATAGCGTTTTTTAAGCCTATGGCAAAGCCGTTTACCTGTTCAAGATAATCATTCTGGGACATCTGAATGTCCTTGTAAGCGGTCTTGGCTTTTTCCGCAATGAAGTCATAAGCCTCACCGAACATCAATTTCGCACCGTCTGCAAGCTGCTCATAATCCCCGAAGCTTGCGATTGCCTCTTTAGCTAAAGCGCCCACAGCCGTCGCAGCCGCAGCGGAAGCAGCAAGGGCAGCCTCTGCGATAACGCTCATAGTTTGGGTGGCAAGCTTGCCGACATTGCCCATAACCTTCTTGAAATTGGCATCATCGCCCAGAATCTTATAAACTATCTCGCCAACATTCACTTACCCCCACCTCTCATTCTCTCCATAGCCTCTCTGTGAATGCGCTCGACCTCGTCAAGCATAGCCCTGTCACGTTCAGCAGTGTTTTTGAACCTCTGGACCTGTTTCTTCTTCAGTGCAAAAATGCGTTTGAGCCTTGCCACCCTCGACCTTTCCGCAGAGGACTTTATTTCCGACAGTCTTTCGGTGCGTATTCCGATTATCTGTTTGAGCTTGCATTCATCGGGCAGCCCCCGAAACAGTGCACAGAAATCAAACCAGTGCAGCTTTGCCACGTTCAGGTCAATGCCGTATGCGTTCAGGAAATCAGCGTAAAAATACGCCTCATCTTCCGAAAAATCAAAGCACGGCTCACAGCTCTCCGAAACGGAAGACCGCTTTTCTTTTGCTTTCGGAGCAAGTCCCAAAATGTAAAAATCGGTCATAGCCTCAGCCGCCGCAGCTTCAGAAATGCCTTCGGGAAGTCCTGCGAAATAAAACCGCCCCGCAAGCCCACAAGCCTTTTCACCGTCCTTTTCGGACAAAGCCTCGGAGTATTCGCACATAATGCGGAAATCGGGGTCAATGGGAATGGCAATGCCGTCAATGTGCAGTATTTTCGGCATCGGACTGAACATTTTTCTCCTCCGCAATTTTTTTCGTAAATGCGATGATCTCATCGTAAACGTATTGAAGCACGGCATATCTCTCAACAGCATTCTGGAACCTGTCCGCAAAAATAGCCGCCGCCGAGCCGTCTCCGAGGAGTATATCAATACCCTTGTCAATAGCATTGCATACAACGTCGATATCCTTAGTGCCCTTAAGCGTGTCCTTAAGACCTGCAAACAGTCCCTTAGCCTTTTCAAGCCTGTCAATAAGAGGCTTCTGAAAGACAACAGGGTATATCTTTTCGTTTATTTCGATGTTGCAGATACGGTCAGTGAATTTAAAGCCCATAATATAACCTCCGTTTTTTTATGAAAAAGCGGCACACGGAAAATCCCCGCATACCGCAGTTTCAGAATTTACTCAGCAGCCTTAGAATAATACTTGTCAGCCGCAAACTCAGGAGCGCTCTCACCCTTTTCGAGCTTCACGAAAGCACCGTTCTTTCTCTCATAGTAACTGTCATACTTGGAAGCCCAGTCAGCAGGAGACACCTTAAGAGCAGTATAACCGCCCAGACCCTGGAATTTGAGCTCGGCTGGCTCTTCCGCAGCCTTCTTGATGCTGCCGCCGATA